TATTTTATATCCTGGGGCAATATGACAATCATCGGCAACACCTACGAACACCCTAATCTTTTACAACAGTAGTATGTCAGCAAGAAACTATATGCCCTTCATCGAAGGGGCAATGAGCCATATCCAACGCATTTACGAGTGGAATGAGAAAGTAGATGAGATGCGTATTTCTGCTCTACCAGATGTGGTAGAGAGGGAAGCTCTATCTATTATGTCCGACAGAGTGGAAGTGCTCCATATCCGAAGATGATACTCATTCAATAATGGATTGAAGATGTACTACGAAGAGCGAGGCGAGTACACCGATGCGATCCTCACAGATAAGCCACTCGAAGCAGTCGATGCACTCGTCGACCAGTTCGTCGTCGCTATCGGAGAGATCCGAAAGTGTGCACTCTCTGATGAGTACGAGAAGATTGATTTTTGGGAGGGCAGGGCAAACAATGCATACTGGGACCTCGAAAACTATATCACCACTTACACAAGAGACCAGCTCAAGGCAAGTGGGAAAGAATTATTCTCGGATGAGGCATATAATTCATTTAAGGAGAGAACGCAACAATCTCTCACAGCAGTCATCGACGCTCTCTTCACTCGCTTTGGAGACGACGCGTACATCGACGAGAATGGAAAGTTCATCAAATCAAAAGGATACACGAAGCCTGATTTATCTTTTCTTCTATGAAAATAAGCGACAGAACACTCGAAGCAATCCTGCAATCAGGTTTTCCTATGACCCCACAAAATAAGAGACGACTCATCGCACGCCTCGAAGGGAAATCCTATGAGCAGATTGCGGAGGCTGAGTGACTCACGAGACAGGCAATCCATATAGGACTAGTAAAGCTCATAGAAACGTACAACAAGAGAAAAGCCACTCTTAAGAAACTAAAAAATGCTAGCAAATAAAAAAGCAAAGCCTTGCAAGACTTGCAATAAAAACGAAAGACACACTGGACGCACAGAGTGTCTTGTTTGCATACAAAAAAAGGAGCGAGACAAGCAAAAGGAAAAACAAAAACAGAAGCAAATAAAAAAAGCCTCCCGGGTAAAAACCCAAAAGGCAAAAGCAACCGATAAGAAACGCTTCTCTCGCACCTCACTCATCCGAGAGGCTGATAGGGTACACTCACTCTATACAAGATGGAGAGATAAAGGAAATCCTTGCATCACTTGCAACACTCCATGGCAAGAGAACTTCCAATGTGGGCACTTTATGTCTCGCCGTCATCTCAACACTCGCTGGCTCCCGACTAACGCCCACGGACAATGCCCAAAGTGCAACCTCTACTGAGCAGGGGAACAATACACTCACGCTCAAGCGATAGATCGGATATACGGACTTGGGACAGCGGAGAAGATCCAAACACTCGCCAATATGTCCGATAAGACCACCGACGATGAGATCCTCCACTACATCCGCAAGTATTACGCCGAGCTAGAGGATATGCTAGTGCCTGCAGGCACGGTCAAAAAAAAGAAATACTATCAACTCCCACACTATGAAAACAATCAATAAGATCATTCTCATCGGTAATATCTGTACTGACCCCGTGCTACAGAGTGGGAGGCTCCTTTTCCGCCTCGCAACTAACCGAGAGGAGAGGCAAGGGAAAGATAGAGATATACACCAGATCGTCGCTCGATCCGTAGGACATGATGCAATACCAGTCACAACAGGGGATAGAGTATATATCGAGTGAAGACTCCAGTATCATGGGAAAGACCCAGCCCGACCAGAGATATTTGCGTACTCGATCACAAAAATATAAAAGACTTGAAAATACAGTATCATTCCATATAATACACTCATATTGGTCGCACATAAGCGACACCACTTAGCACCATAGTGAATAGAGACAGCTTCTCAAAAAGCTCTCCCCTCTATTTATTGTGGTGCTTTTTTGCGTTCTAAAAAATACCTATGCCACGATGAAAACGAACAAGCGACGAAACGCGCGCAAAAGTGATAGAGTTGAAACTATGAAACCTTGATCTCTCCTCTCACGACATAGAGGACATGCTCAAGGGTACAGAGTGGCAAGTGAGTAATGATACAGTATGCGATATACTCAATAGTCTACCACAACTTACCACGACAGACCGTTGACAAAAACAAATAAAGAGGCTTGAAGATATTGTGTCTACCATCGAAGAGATCACACATAAAGCAATCGCGCGAATGGTAGACACAGAAGATCTCTCAATCAACGACATACGATCACTCAACGACATATCCAAGACCAACTTCGAACGCAAGAGACTTATCGCTGGAGACTCAACCGAGAACACCGACATAACCATTAAGTGGCAAGCATAATGCAGATCACTCTCCCCCATAACTTTACCGCTCGCCCCTACCAAAAGGAAGCGCTCAAGGGACTCGATGAGTACAAGAGAGCTATCCTCATTTGGCACAGGCGCGCGGGCAAAGACAAGACAGCATTTCAGGCTCTACTACGGAAAGCACTCGAGAGGAAGGGAGTATTCTACTATATCTTTCCCGAATACGAGCAAGGGAGAAAGGCATTCTGGGACAACATCGATAATGACGGTCGCACGATGCTCGACCACATACCCAAAGCACTCATCGCCAAGAAGAACGATCAGAGTATGCAACTCACTCTCATCAATGGATCACTGATACAAGTAATCGGTACAGATCGGAAGATAGACAACATCGTCGGTACTAACCCAGTCGGGTGTCTCTTCTCCGAGTATCCGATCTCTGACCCGAGATGATGGGACCTTCTCCGACCCATACTCAAACTCAATGGAGGCTTTGCTTGGTTTGTATATACCCCACGAGGGAAAAACCACGGATGGAAACTTAGAGAAGTCGCACGACGAAATCCTGACACTTGGTTTCTATCCGAAAAGACAGCATACGACACCACGGACAACAACGGAAACCGTATCGTCACAGATCTGATGATCGAGGAAGAGCGGAGAGACGGAATGGATGAAGACCTGATCCAGCAAGAATACTTCGTTAGCTTCGAGGCATCAGTCAAAGGTGCTTACTACTCCGACCAGCTCAGAGACGCTCGGAAAGAGGGAAGAATATCAAGCGTACCCTACGAGATGTCACTGCCAGTATCTACATTCTGGGACCTCGGTATGAATGACACGACGGCTATATGGTTTGTACAGATACACGGTAAGGAAGTGCGGGTAATCGATCACTACGAGATGAGCGGAGAAGGCTTAGAGCATTATGTAGCACACATCATGAGCAAGCCCTACCGCTATGAAAAGCACTATCTCCCACACGATGTGCAAGTCAGAGAACTCTCCAGCGGACAATCGAGATATGAGTTTCTCCTCAATCTCTGACTCAAAAACATCGAAGTCGTCCCACGACTCAGCGTCGAGGATGGTATCGACTCAGTCAGGCGTATGTTTAAGCATGTATGGATCGACGAGAACAAATGTGAAAGAGGACTCAACGCTCTTGCATCCTACCACAAGGAATACGACGCCAAGAATGAGACATATCGCAGATCTCCAAAGCACGACTGGTCATCCAACTCAGCAGATGCATTCAGATACCTTGGTATCACTTATAAGACACTCACTGAGACAAAATCGTATCCAAGAGTGATCGAACAAGACTATTCATCATTTCTCTACTAACTATGTCACGCAAAAAGAAACAGTACCGAAAGGAGGAACCAATCAGGGACGCACCTGACAGCTTCCTCGCTCAAGTACAAAACGAAATCAAACTCTCAAGAGACTTCGTCGAGGAGAAGCGAGAACACCATCGGACCAACATCGTCAAATACATCGACCAGACGGTAGACGATGAGAAAATCCCGATGAACACCTCATATGCGATGATTAACCTCGATCTCGCTATCGAGATGATGGACGATCAAGCCCCAGTATTTCTCCCACGAGGAATATATGATGATGAGATCGCTGACAACCTCAATGATGTAGCGAGATTTGATATAGAAGAGATGGGACTCGACCAAGCGAGACTCGTACTCGGACATGACCGTAGAATGTATGGAGTATCAATCATCACAAAGAAAGGGTGGAACGCTGACAGCTCCACTCCAGAGATCTGTGTCAAAGATCCTCTCTCTTGGCTCCCAGATCCATACTTTGATTATGCGACACCAGCTCGCTTCCACTACTTCGAGGAGTACATCCCACGAGAGATGCTCTCAGAAGAGTATGGATTTAGCCCCGACGCTGAATATCTCACATCGCAAAAGCTCGATGCGACTGTAAACAACCAAACAGCACGAAATGAGCGATCAGGGTACAACCAAACCCCAGACGATCCAGGGATGGTGTCAGTGATCAACGGATACACCTACGAGGATGACATACTCTATATGGTCACTCTCTCAAGCGATGCTGGGCAAATCCTTCGAAAGGTCGAGATCAAGCCTGTACTCAAGGACGAGGAAGAGAAGAGGGTCCCAATGTCCGCTGTCGTTAATATCAAGTGGTATTCCCCGAAGCGAGACGATCCGTTTGGTATCTCAATGCTCGAGATGACTGGACCAAAGCAATCCGCTCTCTCACAACTCTACAATCTCCGCCTCATCGATGCGCGCTTCTCGACGCTCGGTCAGATCTTCCTCTACGACATCAACACCGTTGCAAACGCTACTGAACTTGCGAGAGCAACGACACAACCAAAATTCATCGGAGTAGATGGGAAAAACAACCCAATATCTACAGCGGTCTATCCAGTCCCTCGCTCCAATATCATGGAAGACTCATACCGAGTCACTCAAGAGATCATGGACTCACTCCAGATGGAGACAGGCATCAATAGCAACCAACTTGGCGTACAGAGTTCAGGGTCCCAAACACTCGGAGAGGTCAAACAGATACAAGAAAACGCCAATATACGTTTTGGTCTCACTGCAATAACCGCCGAGAGATCAGACAAGGAGTTTTGGCGAGATATATGGTTTCGCTCTTACAAAGAGTTTTTCTCCAAGACAGATCGAAAGTTTGCTCGTATCACTTCATCTATAGACGGGGCAAAGACGCTCGAACTCACCAAAGAGGACTTCCTCTCGATCGAAGATGCGAATGTGCGCATCGAGTCAAAGCGGAAATATGAGAGCGAGCGAAAGCAACTCGCTATGCAACTCGAAGCAAAGCTCTCCATCATGGAGGCAAACCCAAACACTCCACGTATATCTCTCGACTCAATGAGACGAAAGATACTCAAGCTCCAAGGATTTAGCCGAGGAGATATACAGGTAATCGCCCCATACACACCCGATGAGATGGACGCTCGCAATATTGCAAAGCTCCTGAGTGAAAATGATATGAGTGCAGCACAAATCAGGAATATGGAAGAGGATCATATGACCTACCTCGTCGTCTTCCAGTCGGCTATCGATACACCAGCCAAGATGACAGCGATCGAGATGCGAAAGCGAGCCTATATCGAGTCAGGGCAATCCAAAAAGCAAGAAGTCTGAGGTGGAATAGCTAATTCATCCGCCAATCAGATGGTAGCACAATCATTATCTAACCAAGAATAACTATGTTTATCCCTTATGTACAAATAGCACGAGACTTACGGGCGTTCGAGAACTCACTCTCTGGACTCTATCTCAATCTGCAAAAAGCCCCAATCTTTATTGAGTCTTGCAAGGCTGAAATTGAGCGAGCCAAGACAGAAGAGGAAGGAGAGAAGCAGACAAACATCATAAAAGCCCATCAAGACCAAATCAATGAGCACGAACGAGAGATGAAAAACTCTCGAGCGATGATTGAGAATATGCTCAAGATGCGAGAAGAAATCAAGGATGCATACTTCTCAGGGTGGCGGTCCATCATCTTACTTTTTATCCGATAGTATATGAATACAGGCTATACCGACGGTGCTCTAGACATCCACCGACAAGAGATGGGTCAATACACAGCTGAGGAGATCGTCCGCAACTTCTACGGACTCTGCAAGCGTAAAGAAGTAGATGACAAAGGCAATGTGACCGATGTGGACGATGATATGCGCAATGATCAAGCTCTGCGAAAGGCTTGAGTCTATGACTACTATACACAAAGAGGCACTAGAGCGATACGGAGTGAGTGAAGAGACAATGCTTAGATTATTCCCCTATGTCCAATTTAACAAAAAAGCAGTCGTTGCACCTACAGAGGCTCCTATCGAGTGAGGACTTCCGAGTGTATCAGGAGATGCTGATGCAGGAGGAGAGACTACTGGACCAAAGTCTCCAGCCAAGCGCACACGATCTAGCACTACAAGTGCAAAAGCGTAATACCTACCGAGAGATCATCCATCTCCCCGAAAAGCTCCTCGAAGCCTATAAAGAAGCTGAGAGGATAGCAGAGAGCCAAGGATCCGCCACTCATCCATACTAGATATGGGTGAGGATCGGGCACTTGCCCCATTAGCAGTGAAGGCTGCATAATAACCCTTTTATGACCACACAAGAAAGCGACGAGCTTATTCTTCAAGCTCTTATGCCCGAGTCAGGCACAAGTGACTCAAACGATGACCAAGACATCGAAAATGATCTTGATGAGCCTGATGAGTCAGAAGATGAGGACGATGAGTCCGCTCTAGACATCGACGACAAAGAGGCTGATGATACTCCAACGCCTCCAGCGGAGCAGAAGAAATCATCAAATATCGTGAAAGTACTCTCTGAGCGAAACCAGCTCAAGGCTCGTGTTAAAGAGCTAGAGGAGAAATACGAAAGCACCTCAGTGAAGGACATGAAATCAATACATGAGATGAAAACGCAAGAAATGATTGAGGAAGCGTTTTTCTTCCGAGAAAATCCTGATGCCGAACTCGCTAAAGACGAGATCAAGGAACTCGCAGAAAATCACAATCTCGATCTCAAGACAGCGTTTGCCTTGTATCGGACACTTGATCCACAAGAGAGCGCGAAAAGGGAGGCAAAAAAATACTCCGTCACTGGCACCTCGTCGAAGAAGTCCGTCTCGCTCAAAGCAGATGACTTCTCTCCTGAAAATCTAGCTCGATTTGATCAGCTCGTGAAATCAGGAAAGGTACGAGTGTAGTGATGGGGTAAATACCCATTTACTAAAAAACAATGCGAACCACTGCAACTATCGGAGCTGGATACCTCCAGACATACCTCAAGAAAGAGGTGCTCGAAAACCTTGAACCAAACCTCTACTTTGCCCAATATGGTAAAAAAAATACCATGGGTGACGGATACTTCACAATGAGCTGGCCGCGAGTGGCTAAACTCACGCGAACTATCGCTCAGTCAACCCTCACAGAAGGAGTCGTCCCAACAGATACGGATATCACATTTAGCACCATCTCGGCGACTCCTGTCCAGTATGGTATCTATGCGAAGATCCCTGATATGCTCATCAAGACATCTCCAACGAACATTATCGCTGATGCTGGTAGTGTAATCGGTGCAAATATGGGTCGAATTATAGATAAAGTAATACAAGCCGAGCTTCTCAATGGTGCTAACACTATCCTCCCAGCAGGACGAGCTAATCGCGCGGCAATCCAAGCGAGTGACCTCATCACTGGTGCGATGATCGCTAATACTACAACAAAGCTCCGAAGCCAGAATGCAAACCCTATCTCACAAGGATGCCTCTACGGTATTTGTCACAGCTTTGTTGCGGGAGATATCCGAAATACCTCTTCTGGGCTTTGGATCGAGGCGAATAAGTACACAACCAATGAGACTATCCTCAACGGAGAAGTTGGAAAACTCGCTGGTATCCGATTTATGGAGACTTCAAACATTGACACTATTGCGTCTACAACAACTGTGTACCCAACATATGTGTTTGGCAAGGACGCATACGGCATCGCAGACTGGCAGAATATGGAAACATACTACAAGCCAGTCGGATCAGCTGGATCTGCTGACCCAATGAACCAGATCGCCACTGTCGGTGCTAAGGTCTCATTTGCCGCTAAGATCCTCAATAACGACGCTCTTGTCCGTATCGAGTCCGCTGCTACCTCTGTCTAGCTGATAGCTACTGCACTGTAACTACCCTTTTGGGTGGTTATGTCTAGTCACTATCCACTATGAACGCACAACTAATCATCGCCACTTGGCGCACTCGGTGCCAAAATGTCACGACTCAAGAGTTTAGTGACGCGAACGCCCTCAACCTCGCTAATATCGCCTATCAGCTCACGATCGGGACTCTCCGATCTCGGGTAAATGAGGACTTTGGGGCGGATCTTTTTGTGCGCGATCTCATCGCTGGACAGTCAGAGTATTCCTTTGATACTCGCGGAGACGATGCAAACCTCCGCACACCGATCAATAAGGTCACAAAGGTGGCTCTCAAGTATAGAGATGATAGTGGGTATCACTTCGCTGATGTATTCTCTACTTCCACGCAGGAGGAAGATGACACCAAGCTCGCAACGAGTGTCCCAGCAAGCTCCCCACTCTATAAAATCTCGGACTACTCGATCAGCATCTACCCAACACCGACCGAGACAGTCGCCTGAGGACTCAAGGTGTATGGACTCTACGATCCGATCCCTCTCACACTCGCAACAGAAGAAGCGAACATCATGATCCCTCCATCTCATCACTGGGTCATCACTTCTCACATGCGATGGCTCTACTACGAAGCTATCAAACAGGAAAACGAGAGATCTACCGCCTACAATCAAGCACTCATAGACGAGACTCGCATGGTCACGGAACTCTCCAACCGCACCAACGGTCAAATCATCCAAACTGCCCCATCACTTAAATTTTTCTCCTAGTATGTTCAACGATTTCAGCAACTGATTATCCGAGACCAGAGAAACCATGTGACAGGGGTATTTTTGGGACTCAAAAGCCGTCGAGACACGCCTATCCACTGGTGTCAGACTCGCAAAACACAAAGTCATCCGAGAGTGGGGAGCATTTAGCCCGATTGGTGGCAATATAGAGAATAATCAAGTCATGTACCTCGGGAAGTATGGATGACTCTCTAACCACGACTATTTTGCTATCACCAGACAAGGTCAGATCTACCGATACGATGTGTGAAACCCATCAGACTTTACTTCATATGCCAATAGCTTCCCGTCTGGACAAGTAGTGACAGACGCGGTAGAGACACCAAGATGAGTGTATACATTCACCGAGACATCGTGAACAAGCTCGGCAACATCGTGCAAGGTCTACTACACAGCAAAAACGGTGGTGTCTAATCGTGAGACGCTTGACTATGGGACAGCAAATGTAAACCCAGAGCGAATTACCTTTACTCACAACAACACAGGAAACTGGCATATAAAAGGCAAGAAATTTGCCACGCTCCTC